TTATACTAATAGTAAAAAGAAAGACAAACAAATAAATTCTTTAATTGCTGAATTAAAACCATTAATTCAAAATATTGGAGACGCCCCTGTAGTTGTTCCCCTTATTAAAGAATATTTAGAAGTAAGTGTAAAAAATGATGAACATCTTATTAAGATGATGGCTGTTAGATAGCGTATAGGTAATAATAATAATTCAAATGGTGGCGACTCATTACTTACAGATGAAGAATTAAAACAACTTCAACAAATAGCCGAAGAAGTAGCTGCAAATGAGTACAAGAAACCAAACCAATAATCCTTCTTCTAAAAAAGATAATAGGAGAACTCCTGAAGGGAAACAATTTGTTGAAGCAAGAGTTGTTGACTGTATAAGAGATTCAGATCATCCCTATTATACTGGGCCGGATTCTTTAGGTACTATATTTTATGATAAAGTAAGATTTAGAAATTCCAATAAAGGAAATCTTGATAGACTGAATAGAGCTAAACCTTTATTTACTTTTATAAAAAGATATCCTATTAAAAATGAAATAGTTCTTATTCTTAATACAACCGGAAGAAATATATATAGAAAAACAAAAGGAGACGGTTCTTTTGTAAAAACATATTATTTATGTGAAGTAAATGTGTGGAATAGTTCTCACCACAATGCTTTACCGGCTTCAGAAGATATATCGGGTTCACCTAACAATGCTGGAGAAGCTACTGTAGGTATTCAACAAAATACATCTACTACAACTACCCAAAGGGGTGAAGTAGGTCCTACTAAAATAGTTAATGAAAAAATAACTCAAAAAGATGATGGGATGTACACTGCTACCATAATCTTAGAATCACTAACCACAGGAGATCAGGCAACGGGAGTGGGAGAATCTCTTAATGAGGGAATAGCAACATCTAAAGCCAGACTCCAAGCAGAAAATCAACTTAAGACCCCTACTACATCTCAAAATACTTCCAAAAATGAAACAACAGGTGATTTTGTAGAAAACGAAAATTCATCCGAATTAGTAGCTTTTGATCACACTGTAATACAAGATAGACAAGGAGCAGCTATAAGATTAGGTTCATCTACAGCTAATGGTAAAAACAATTGGTCAAATAATGAAAGTGAGGGAGAACCTATAGTTATTATTTCAAATGGAGTTGCTGACAGTGAAAGTACGACGCAAGTACAAGTAGAAAGTATAAATAATTTAAACACAGCTGTTGTACAACTTTCAAATCAAAATATAGATGATCTTACAGTATCAAGTACAAATGTGGATTCAGTAGGAGTAACATATGAACCTCCTTCAGGTGAAAATGTAATAATAGAAGATATACCACCACCCCCAATTGAAGGAGAAGAAATTGTAACTGATGCAGAATTAGAGGAAACATTTCAATCAACACCTGATTCTGATGTTGTAGAAGAAACAGTGCAAAAAGATTCTCCTCCAGAAATAGATGAAGTAGGAGTATATGATGATCCCATATTTGCATTATTAGATGAAGCACAACTTGAAGGCGAACTCACTTTTGTAGAAACAGATTATGATGTAGCCGGAACAGAGGCCACGGAAGGTGAAGAAGATAATTTTGGTAATATTGTACCAACGAATGATGCCGCTGCTGATTATCCTAATAGTAATGATGCAGCTGTAAGTTCCCCAGGGGCGCGTGCAGTTGTAAATAGACAACCTGTACTTTTAGTTAATAAGAATGGAGCACAGCACATAACCCCACCACCAGATCCGGGATTAACAATGAAAAGGACTAGTAGAACAATAAAATATATATTCGTTCACACATCCGCGGGAAATCAAGATAGAATCCCATCAGATACCATGAATTTTTTCTTTAGACCTAATATTTCTAAGGATGGAACAAAAGGAGGACCTAAATCGGAGGGTGGGGATGGAAATTATTATGGAAGATTTTGGGAGTTTGGTGGATATCATTGGATGGTAGAAAAAACAGGAGGTTTAGCTACTAGATTGTATCCAGATTCTCAAGTAACAAATGGTGCAGGAAAGGCTGACGTAAATAAAGATCCAAACCACATTGATCCAATAACTGGAGAAATAGAATCCCTGTCATCACCATGGAACGACATTTCAATTCACTTAAATTGGATGGGAGGGAGAAATGTAGGGGATCCTATTAAATCCTGTAATATAACTCAAGAACAAACCTATACTTTATCTAGATTAATAAAAAAATATTTAAATCTATACCCAGGATCACAAGTTATAGGACATAATCAAGTTAAAAGAAAAGAATGCCCATGGTTTTCGGTACCCCAATTTGCAAAAAACATAGGCATTCCAGACACTAGAATAAATACATCACTTCCTTTACTGTTTAATGCAAGTAGTTCAGACCCAAAGGATTTTACCCTAGAGAAAGCAATACAAAACGCAAATAGAATATCAAATGGCATTTAAACCAGAAGCACCAGATAGATATATAGGTAAGCAATTAATATTTAATAGTAATGGAAGAATTCTTCTAAATGCTGAAGAAGATCAAAATTTATTTTCTAATAAAGGATTCTTATTTTCTACTAATGGAGAATTTCATTTTAATACATCTACCCAAAATGATAGTAAATTTGTAGTAAACTCACCTAAAATACAACTAGGTATAGATTCTGGGGGTACTACTACATCAAACCCAGCTGTAAAAGGAAATGAATTAGAAAAAGTATTAAATGAAGTATTAGACATTATAGATAATATGTATAAGGTAGACCTTATGCTTTTAAATCCTATAGCTCCTCTTGCGGGTCCTTGTGCTCCAGATGCTGCTTTTGCAGCAAAAACTCAAGCAGCACAAGGCAAAATCACATCCCTCAAACAGAGACTAAAAGAAATTAAGAGTGAAAAAGTATTTTTAACATGATTTTAAAAGCTTTCACCAATGCAATATCAGAAGCTACTTTAGCTTTAGAATCGGCAAAAGATAAAGTCCGATCAGCAGGATCTGATTCTAAGGCTAGTAAATTGTTTAAATCACAAGTTGAATCTCAACTCCCCCAGCCCTCAAGTATAAAACAACAATTAACTACTCAAATTAATAATCCTGATGATTTAAAAGAAATTGAAAGAAGATTTAAATTAATTAAAAAAAAGTGCCAAGGTGTTAAAGGTATAGTAGGAGGTAAAAAAGACCAAGTTGATCAAATTAAATCTGAAACAGGTAAAGTATTTAGCTCTTTCATTAATTTAGCTGTTGCTATTAAAATAGCAACTAATTATTTACCAACCATAAAGGGAATAATCACCGGAGGAAAAACAGGTTTAAATGTTTTACCAATGTCCATACCATATGTAGGTAGTCCTGTCCCAGGATCAGGTGGTAAAGCTATAATTAGCTTGGATGATGCAATAAAAGCAGCCGAATCAAAAATACAAGAATTTGATGCTATAAAAGAAACAATACCTAAGGTTAAAGATCATATAGAAAAACAAACAAAACCTATAGATGATACATGTGATTCTGCACTTGAATCTTTAAGTAATATAGAAAATAGAATACAAGCAACTTGTGATTATGCTGATTTGACATATTTGCAAGTAGTATCATTCTATAGTAATTTATTAGATAGTGATGATGATGAAACTACTATTCAGTTTGATAATCCTGAAGAAATACTAGATAATTTAGAAGATTCTAATAAATCAAAATTCTTTGAATTCATAGAAAATATTGAAACTAAAGAAACAGGCTACAGAATAATTAAAAAGTGATATATTTATTAAAAACCAATACTAATGAAATTAAGTGCATTTGAAAAAGTAATCAGAAAAGTTGTGCGAGAAGAAATAGATTACGCATTAAGACGTGAAATCGCACTATTAAGAGAAGAATTAACTAAACCTAATAAGGACACCCAAATTACGGAATCTAATAATTCTCCTGTAAAAGAAGAATTCAGACAAAAAATCCAACAGCAAATGCCCACTTTCAACACAGGAAATGGAACATTGGATTCTTTATTATCGGACACAGCATCAACTCCTACACCTGAAGAAACATTTTCAGCGAATGATCCTGTAAATAGTTTTATTAATAGAGATTATGGCCCCTTAATGGAAGCTATGGAAAAGAAAAAAGAACATTTTAGACCCTAATGGCTATAAGATTTAAACCAAGAGAAACTATTGAGATTAAACCTATTGATCTACAACCTAAAAAGGCTTTAGGTGTGAGATTACCATTCTCATCTTTTGGGAATCCCTTTACTTCAAATTTTACTACTAAAGATCAAATTAAAAGTAACTTAGTTAATTTATTATTAACTAATCCTGGAGAAAGATTCAATGAACCAACATTTGGTGTAGGTGTTTTTCAACAATTATTTGAACAAGAAATAAATTCTGAAGTCTTAAAAACTAAAATACAACGTCAAACTGAATTATTTATACCAGAAATAGAAGTATCTCAAATCCAAGTATCTCAAGAGGAACACCAAGCTCTTTTTAAAGTATTTTATACTATATTAATAAATAATACTATAGATGCAGTAACAATAACACTAAACTAATGGCATATTCTAAAGTAAATAATACTAGTAATAAATCTATTAATTATTTAAATAAAAACTATAATCAATTAAAACAACAATTAATTGATTTTGCTCAAATATATTATCCTAATACTGCTAATGATTTCTCTGAAGGAAGTCCAGGTATGATGTTTTTAGAAATGGCAGCCTATGTAGGCGATATACTATCTTTTTACACGGATACTCAAATACAAGAAACTTTACTTGAATTTGCCCAAGAAAGAGAAAATTTATTTGCGTTAGCTTATACTTTGGGATATAACCCAAAAGTAACAAACGCATCATCAGTAGATTTAGAAGTAAGTCAAACAATACCGGCTACAACTGATGGCCCTGATTGGAGATATGCTTTAACTATTAAAGAAAATTCTATTTTTGCCCCCGAAACCCAAACTGATATAGAATTTTTAACCCAGGATGATATAGATTTTAATTTCTCTTCATCATTTTCTCCCACGGATGTTACTATTTTTAGTATTAATACTGTTACTAACCAACCTTTAAAATATTTAATCACTAAAAAAGTTAAAGCAATTAGTGCTAAAAGAAAAACCCAAACATTTAATGTAGGAGTACCAGAAAGATTTTTAAAATTAGAAATTAATGATAATAATATTATAGGAATTGAAAGTATAATTGATTCTAATAATGATAAATACACTGAAGTAGATTATTTAGCACAGGAAACTGTATTTGAAGAAGTAAGAAATGTTGAAGTTAATGATCCTAATTTATCTCAATACAATGGAAGTACTCCTTATTTACTTAGAACTAAAAAAGTACCTAAAAGATTTATAACTAGGTTTAAAGCTAATGATAATCTTGAAATAAAATTTGGAGCAGGTATTTCAGATTCTGCTGATGAAGAAATAATTCCTAACCCAGATAATGTAGGTTTAGGAATAAATGATGGTAGAAGTATGTTAGATAAAGCTTTTGATCCATCTAATTTTTTATACACAAAAACTTATGGAGAAGTGCCTTCAAATACTACCCTCACTGTTACTTATTTACAAGGAGGAGGTGTAGGAAGTAATTTTAGTGCGAATTCTATAACAAGAAAAGTCACAGTAAATACACAAAATAATACAGCAGGTATAGATACCAGTGATCAAGTAACATCAATCACAGTAAATAATCCATCTCCTGCTAATGGAGGTGGAGATGGGGATTCTAATGATGATATTAGGTTAAATGCAGCTTCTAATTTTAGTGCACAACAAAGAATAGTAACTAAGGATGATTATATATTTAGAACTTTAATAATGCCTCCTAAATTTGGTAAAGTAGCAAAAGCATATATAAACCAAGACGATCAAATTTCAGCAGAAACTTCAAAAAGAATATCTAACCCTAATGGACTTAATCTATATACATTAGGTTATAATGCTACTAAAAGTTTAGTAAACTTAAATATAGCAGCAAAAGAAAATTTAGCCACGTATTTAGAACAATATAGAATGTTAACTGATTCTATTAATATTAAAGATGCATTTATAATTAATTTAGGATTAGATTTTGTTATCACTAGTTTTAGAAACTATAGTAATACAATAGTATTAACAAGATGTATTGATTCTTTAAAAGAATATTTCAATATAGACCGGTGGCAAATAAATCAACCTATTATTATAAGTGAAGTAATAAATAATTTAGCCCAAGTAGAAGGTGTACAGACTGTTGAAGAAGTTACGTTTAATAATAAATTTGGTGAAATATTAAACTATTCAAAGTATAAGTATGATTTAGAACAAGCTACTATTAATGGAGTTATATACCCCTCATTAGATCCTTCTATCTTTGAAATTAAATACCCTAATAACGATATAAAAGGAAGAATCAAAACTTACTAAATATGGCATATTACTTTTTATTTCCCGAAAAAGATGCAACTATATATTCTCATCCCTCGAGAATAGAATTAAATAGCAGCATAGATGAGATCCTAACAATATCTCATGAACAACACATTACTTCTGCTAGTAGATATCCTTCAAGAATACTAATTAAATTTAATAGTGATGAAATAGTTTCTATTATTGATAGTAAAGTTACAGGTGAATTTTCGGCTAGCTTAAATTTATATTCTACTGAACACCAAAATTTGGCTTTAGACCAACATTTTGAGGTATTCCCTCTATATCAAGATTTCAATAACGGTACTGGGAGATTTCAAAATAACCCTATAACTAGTGATGGTGTTTCTTGGAAGTATAGAGATAATAGCACTACCCAAACAGCGTGGAAATCTACTAATTTTGAGGGAACAAGAGCAACAGCAAGTTACTCTGGATCTTCAATAGGTGGTGGAGCATGGTATACAGGTTCTGGATTTATGGTAACAAGATCTTATGGTTACGGTGATGAATTAGACTTATCTTTTAACATTACTTCACCAGTACTTAAACACTATAGTTCTAGTAAATTTAGCACTGAATATCCTAATGGTATTACAAACCATGGTTTTATACTTAAAAGATCCCAATCACAAGAATTTGATGGTCTAGATAATGGAACTTTAAATTTTTTCTCTTTAGATACTCACACTATATATCCACCTTATTTAAATATATCATGGGATGATTCCATATATGATAGTAGTTCATTTAGTGAGGATAAGATAAAAAAGACAGGAGAATGTTATGTTACCCTAAGAAATAATAAAGCTGAATATAAAAATATTGAAGAAAAAAAGTTTAGACTAAATGTTAGACCTTTATATCCAACTAGAAAATTTGTAACTTCTTCAAACTTCTTAGATACACATTATTTTACTAGTAAATCATTTTACTCACTTGAAGATTATGCTACGGAAGAAGTAATAATTCCGTTTAGTAGTCATAGTAAATTAAGTGCAGATTCTGAAGGAATGTATTTTAACTTACTTATGAATGGTTTACAAGCTGAAAGATACTATAAACTTCTATTTAAACATGAAAACGAAGATGGTATAACAGTTTATGATGACAATTATTATTTTAAAATAATTAAATAATGGCAACTTCACCTTATAGAAATTCAAAAATAGAAGGAAGATCTAATCCTAGGGGTTTACCAAGAAGTAGACCTCAAGTATCTACAATTGAAGATAGACCAACCCAAGATGTTCCTCTAGTCCCATCATTAGATGATGTTGATATTTTTGAAAAAAGTACTATTAAATTAGATAGACAAATATTTTCAAAAGAAAGTTTTAATAAACAAATAAATACTTCTTTTGAAGAATTACAAACAAAAGAAGAAACATTTTCCCCAAAACAATTTTTTGAATTATATGATTCTATATTTTTCAATATCCCTAAATTAGGTACTACTTCCCATGCCCAATTAATTTCTAGGAGCAGAGAATATTTAAAAGGATTCAACATCACAGATCCTAAAGATGAAAGAATAAATAATCTATTAGATCAAATAGCTGAATTAGAACAAGCTCTATTACAAGCTAATCAGGCTGATCCTGAACATCCCTTTTTTAGAAATGGTACAATAGTATCTAAAAAAGATTCACCTGATTATTTTTATATGGATAAGGGATTTAAAAGACAAATTAATTATACTGAAGATTTTCATAGACTTTTAATTAAGGTCTTAGGATATAATGCAGATGATCATCCTGATGGCGATAGGTGGTACCCATATGCATCAGCTGAAATGCTTTCTTCTATAAAAACAGGTCCACGTTTATCAGAAGATAATTTTGAACAAGGGTCTTATATAGAAGATGGTGAATTATTTGTGGGTGTCCCAGTAGATAATAATACTAAAGATGCTAAGATACAAAGATTAGAAGCACGAATTCGTGAAATAGAACAAGGTGATTTTAGTTCTTTACCTGCATTAGATGCAATTAGTATAGATTCATCCGAAATTAATGGTATAGCTACTAATATAGCAGATGATTGTAGAGCTTTCTTTGATCTTCTTTTAGCACCACTACCAGGTGCTATAAGAAACAATGATAAAGTTAAAGAACTTAGGGATTCAGTCGTAAATAAAGTTAAGGATAAAACAAATATAGTTTTACAAAGTCAATTAAATTTCGCTAATACAGAGGGATGATTATAGGAGAAAGAGAAATAAATAATTTAGGTAACATAAATCTTCCTACTAAAACTTTAGTTAGAAAGTTTGGTAAAATCGAAGATAATGTAGAATTATATGTGTATGATTTAAATAATACACTTTTAACCCAAGAAGAAGATTTTAGAGGATATAGACCACCTGATATAATAAGTGATAAAGATGGTTTATATAATGAAATTAATATAGATTACACAGAAACATTAAGAAAATTAGGATTCACTAGTGGGCAATATAGATTAGAATTAGGATTTTATAGAAAACTTATATTAGATACTCTTGCTAAACCCTTTTATATCAGTGAAGTATCTCCTTCGGGTAAAGAAATTAAAATAAAAAGCGATTTATTATCGGATAGTGATGTAATTAATGGTATTAATCAAATATCAGGTATTTTAAATTCTTCTGTTTATTTTAGAGAAATATTATTAAATTTTAGTCGTAATAGAAAATCCACAGCAATTAATTTTAATATAGATGCAGTATCTGAACCAACAGAAGTACTAATAAAATTATATGATCCCTTACCTACTAATATAGGAGTAGGTGATAGGTTTAGAATGTCAGAAGAGATCATTAATCCTGTATCTATCACAGTAGATTTAGGAACACCTACTTTAGACACATTAATTGAAGGGGAAGAAATTAAAGGACCAAATTTAAGAATAGACACTAGACTTAATTCAAGTAAACCATCAGTTTACAGAAATTATGATCAATTATTAGGAAGCTCAGTAAGTTCATCATTCCATAATATTAATAATTATTTATCATCTAGTTTAGAATTAGCTATAGATTTTTCTGATACAGATACTGAAACTGGATATCATTTTGAAAATTTTATTCATTTTAGTTCTGCCACTGAAAGATTAAAAAACTTTAATTATAAATTAACACTACTAAAGGGATATGATAATGACATAAACGACATTGATACTTTAACGGGTCCCCAAACATCTTCAGTTTCTGTCATAGCAGAAAGGAATAATATAGAAAAAAAGAAAAAAAACTTAATTGGTGGATTTGATTCATACGAAAGATTTTTATATTTTGAATCTGGAACTTATTCTTGGCCTAAAAGTAATTCTGCAAAACCTTATACCCTATACTCAGTTGATTCTAGTCAAGCAAAAGAATGGTTAGGTAGTGAAATAGATACAAATAACTATTATGGGGGTCAATTATTAAGCGCATCACAATATGATGATATTAATATTCATAATTTAAAAAACACATTACCTGAATTTATATTATCAAACACAGATAATGCTCAGTATGTTTTATTTGTTAATATGGTTGGAGAACATTTTGATAAAATTTGGATTTACATAGATCATATAACTAAACAAAATCAGGCAGATAGTAAATTAAATAGAGGAATCTCAAAAGATCTAGTAT